TAATTTAGTTAATCCACTTTATAAGACTGGTTCATCCGTTGATGAAGCATTTAACTTGGCACTTCAACAGGGTCGCAATAATCCTAATCTTAAAGCATTCACTGACCGCTTTCAAGGTATCTATGCATTGCAAGATAAATTAGTTGCAGGTCAAGCAGTTCTTGTTCCAACTATTGCACAGTACACAGCAGCCGAGGCTGGTATGGGAAATGTACTTCGTCAAGCAGGACTTGGAGATATTGCAACTCAACAGTATCTTGGAACTGTAATTGGCAAAGGACTTAGTGTTACCGATGTTGGAAACTATATTAACAATATTTATAATGAAATTCAAAATCTTCCACAAGACATTAAAGATAGTGTTATGTTGCACTATCCAGGACTTGATAATGTTTCATTGGCTAAATCAATTCTTACTGGAGATAAAGGATTTGCTCAACTTCAAAAAGAACTTACAGCCCAAGAGATTCAGGGTGTATCTGCCAAGCAAGGTCTTGGTACATATAACCCAATTACTGGAAAGTACAGTGGAATTTCTGATGCTCAATCATTTGACCTTACGGGTCAAGGATTTAATATGGCAACAGCCCAACCTGGCTTAGCCAGAGCAGCCTTGATTGCACCAACAGTTGAATCATTATCTAATATCACAGCAGGTGCCACACCTATGACACAAGCAGATATTGTTAATGCAACAGTTGGTGGCCTTGCTTCACAGCAACGCAAAATAGATTTACTTGCACAGGCTGAAGCAAATAGATTCCAAGCAAGTTCAGGTAATGCACCTGGTGCTTTCTCAACTGGATACCTTAAGCGCACATCAGTAGCAGGACAAATATAAAATAGAATCCTATGTGACCGACCAGCCCACATAGCGTAGAAGACTGGTAGCAAGAGCCAGCCTAGTTCCCCGACTAGAATCTGAGGCTTGCGATTCAAACGAATAGAAGGGTGGGTTGCTATGAGCAACAACTACTGGGATGAAGACGAAGACGACCTAGATACCGACACCGAAGTGCAGATGGACGGAAGTGACTTACTTAAAAAGTTACGGAAAGCCAAGCGCAACGATGAAAAGCGTATTAAGGAACTCACTGAGCAACTTGAGGGACTATCCAAGTCGCAGCGTGAGCGTACAGTCAAAGAGGTCCTAGAAAAGAAGGGTGTCAATCCAAAGGCACAACGATTAATCCTAAAAGACTTGGATGATATTAGCGAAGAGTCAGTTAATACCTGGCTTGAAGATAATGGAGACTTGTTTGGATTAACACAGCCAGAGGCAACACAGGAACAAGAACTAAATCGAGCAGCCTTACGGCAGCAAGATATAGTTACACAACTTGGTTCAAGCCCTGACCGAGCAGAAGATTTATTGACTCGAATTAATAATGCGGCTTCCGCAGAAGAATTGAATCAAATTATCTACTCTCAACAGTAATTTACATAGTAATTTCACAACTCACCTAGGAGGTGAACAACAATGGCTAATGCATATACATCCTCTACTGGCAATCTCGCTGGTACCGCTGGTGGTGCAGGTCTCGTCCAAAAGGCGTATGACCGACTATTAGACTTTGCGTTGCGTGCAGAACCCCTAATTCGTAGTGTCGCAGATAAGAAGCCCACTAAGTTAGCAAACCCTGGCTCAACCGTAGTCCTACAACTATACGCAGATTTGTCTGAACAGACAACTGCTTTGACAGAATCAACTGAGCGTGACTCAGTTCAGATTGCTGCTCCAACATCAGTTACTATTACTCTTGCTGAGTACGGTAACTCTGTCCTTGTTACACGTGCTTTGGAACTATTCAGCCTTGCTGATGTAGACCCAGCAATTGCTAACATCATCGCTTTCAACCTTGCAGGTTCAATTGATACAGTCGCACAGACTGAACTCCGTGGTGGTACAAACATCATCTACGGTGGTACACGTACTAACACAGTAACAATTGCTGCTACAGATACAATCACTTCTGCAAACATCCGTAAGGCTGTTGCTAAGTTGCGTTCAGGTCTGTCAGTTCCTCGTAAGGGTTCAATGTACTGGTGTGGTATTCACCCAGAAGTTTCACACGACCTTCGTGCTGAGACTGGTGCTGGTGGATGGCGTACGCCTCACGAGTACAACTCAAAAGAAGAAATTTGGGCTGGAGAAATTGGTTCATACGAAGGTGCTTACTTCGTAGAGTCTGCTCGTATGTTCAAAGATACTGACGGTGCTTCAAGCGCCAAGGTATACCGCACAATTCTTGCTGGCAAGGAAGCAATGGCTGAAGCCGTTGCTGAAGAGCCACACGTAGTTATCGGTCCAGTCATCGACCAGTTAATGCGTTTCCGCCCAATGGGTTGGTACGGCGTTCTAGGCTTCAAGCGTTACCGCGAAGCAGCCTTGTATCGTATTCTTAACGGTTCATCAGTCGCGTAATTGATTGACTGAGTGGCAGGGGAAACCCTGCCTCTTGGTAAGTTCATTAAGGAGAACAATGGCAACGTACACACTTGTAACACCAACCTTGGAACAAGGACACATTGGTGGTCATCGTTTGTTCACACACTTTAAGCAACGCACAAAGAGTTACACCATCATACTTAGCAGTGGTGTCTACTCGCTTATACAGTATCCAACTGAAGATGAGTTAGCAACTTACACTGCTTACTATATGGGTGGATGTCAACATACTGGAGTTAGTGATGCTATTAGAACAGCAATGATTGCTGATGGCATTGTAACTTCGGCTAACTTTACAACAGAGTAGGGACAAATGCACCAACACATTAGCAAGGTACTTGAATGGGGATTTAGTGCAGACCATAACTTTGAAGCAGCCCTCTGGGGTTGCGTGTTATGTGATGTAACAGCAGACAAGCCATTTGAGTATGAAGAAGTTTCTATTGACCACACTCAGTGTGGACCTGATTGTTTTGGTTGTAAAGCCAAAAACCTACAGTTAAATGCAGGTGATGCTAGAGGCGATGTAATCGCAAGTGGCACCACACAAAAGAAGTGGAACTCTGAACTCGAAGCATATCGTAGTGCTAGAGCACAGGGCATCCAGCCTAACGGTACAAAAAGAAAACAGATAGAAGCGGCATATGATGCATCTGAAAAATTAGGTGTAGCGTATGACGGCGGTACAATGGTACAAGCAAGAAAGATAGACAAACCAACAGCAACAGTAATGCGAGAACTCAAGGAAGCGGGAATACAATAATGGCAATGAATAAAATGAAGGCATATGCAGCATACGAGAAGACTGAAAACGTATTAACAAAGAAAAAAGAATTAAAGAAGCCAGAAGGCAAAACAGAAAAAGCCAGAGAAACTAAGGCTGGAATGCATATGATGGCTGGCAAAATGATGAAAAACTCTGCTATGAAGAAGTCTGCTCCTAAGAAGATGGGCAAGAAGAAGTAATGTCAACAGGATATATTCCACAAAATACAGGTGCTCCACGCACCAAGGCGCTAGACCATTCTAAGGTTGCACCTATTCATAAGCCATCTGCAAAGCCAGCACCTATTATGCCAACAAAACGTCCAATGGTAGGTAATGATGCAGCAATGAATAAAAAGTATGGTTCTTCTTCATACAATAATGGTATGACAAACTAATGAAAAAGCATCCTGGTTTTAAGGCTGTTGCAGCAGGGATTGCTAAAAAACAGGGTATCTCTAAAGAAGGTGCTTCTGCAATTTTAGCAGCAAGTACTCGTAATGCGAGTAAGGCTGCTAAGAAAAAAAATCCTAATCTAAAAAAAGTTAAGTAGTAAAGGCGGGGACAATGGCTAAACAAAAGAAAGAAACCTTAGCAGTCGCTTGGTGCGACAATGGTATGGTAGATGGCAAGTTTATGGAAGGTGTCGTAGATACCCTTATAAACTCAGGCGTTGAGTTCTGTGGCTCATTAAGAGCCCACGGTAATCAGATAGCACAGCAGCGAGAGATGTTAGTCAATCGCTGGTATGACAAGAACAAATCTGATTGGCTACTCTGGCTTGACTCAGACATTATGATTACTCCAGAAAAGTTTCTTAAACTCTGGAATCGTAGAGATGCCGTAGATATTCCATTGCTTACTGGTGTTTACTTTACAAGTAATGAACCAGAGCAACCATTGATGAAGCCATTAGCAACTGTCTATGAGTTTGCTGAGTTACCAGAAGGTATTGGGATTAGAAGGTTAGACCCACTACCAAAGAATGTTTTTATCAAAGTAAGTGCTGCAGGTATGGGCTTTTGCCTAATGCATCGCAGTGTAATAACAAGAATTAAAAAAGCATTGCCAGGAGTTCCGTTCTTTACGGAAGTGGGTGCTAACAAGCAGTTCACTGGTGAGGACATCTACTTCTTTGCAGTAGTCAACAAGGCAGAGATTCCTCTGTGGTGTGATACCGCTGCAACAGTAGGACATATGAAGCGATTCAATATGGACGAGAACTACTATGATGCTTTTAGTAAAGGTAAAGGTTATGCAGACAAAGTATCCTAACTGGTTTGAGATGACCGCAAAGAAAAACTTTGAGTCACAACTACTACCGCTTGCTGGCAAGTTTGCTCTACGGTTTTTACAGATTGGTGCCTTTACAGGCGATGCAACTGTATGGCTGATAGATAACGTACTTGTTACAAAAAACTCTGTGCTAGAGGATGTAGACATCTGGACTGGTTCAGATGAAGAAGAACATCAGGCTATGGACTGGCTAGACGTTGAGCGTGTATACGATTCACGGATTGCCTTTCGACCTAATGTAATTAAGTACAAGATGGATAGCAAAGAGTTCCTTCGCTCCGTTGAAGAACCAACCTATGACTTTATCTATATTGATGGAGACCATACTGCAGAAGGTGTACTACAAGATGCCGTGCTTGCTTGGAGATTACTCAAGCCAGGTGGGATTATGGCATTTGATGACTACCTATGGGAAGACCCTAGAGGTATTGAGTTCCAGCCAGGCTGGTCAATAGATACCTTTGTAGGGGCAGTCAAAGATGAATCAGAAGTTTTATTATCAAACTCACAAGTATGGCTAAGGAAAAATAATGACAGCAGCCTGGACACGTAAAGAAGGCAAGAACCCTGCTGGTGGACTCAATGCCAAGGGCAGGGCATCCTACAAGGGTGGCACTCTCAAAGCCCCTGTCAAGTCTGGAGACAACCCACGTAGAGCATCCTTCCTAGCACGTATGGGTGGAATGCCAGGACCAGAGCGCAAGCCTGACGGCTCGCCAACAAGACTGCTTCTATCGCTTAATGCGTGGGGAGCAAGTTCTAAGGCTGATGCTAAGGCTAAGGCTGCAGCAATCTCTAAGAGAAACAAGGCTAAGAAATGAAGAAAGCATTTTGGGATACGAAGAATCCTAAAAAGAAATCTACTCCTTTAACTCCAAAGCAAAAGACTGCAGCAAAGGCTAGGGCAAAAGCGGCAGGGCGACCTTACCCAAATCTTGTAGACAACGCAGCAGCAAAACGAAAGGCTAAATAATGGCACTAGGTAAAGATGGTAGCAGTCTTGCTGCAGAACTCAATCGTCTTGCTGGTACAACTGGCAAGGCAGAACAAGGTGCAGCAAATACTTATGCAAGCACAACTGGTCTAGGAGTTGTTGCTGCTCTTAATATCAAGGCTAGTAGTGCACGTCAACCCTCTGCATACAAAGGTCTTAACGCTGTTTGTAATGAACTTGCCTCTACTACTGGTAAGTCTGCAGTTGCAGCCCTAAGGAGCATAAACGTATAATGACTACATTATTAGATATGATTAATGAAGTGTCAATGAACCTTTCAGGTTACACACTTCAACAAGACCGCGCTACTCACATTACTGCAGATGTAGCAGCAACCGCTTCAACTATTGCTGCACCAATTACTCTATCTCTTGCATCTACCGACAGCGTAGGCAAAGGTATTGTTGAGATTGATGAAGAACTATTCTGGGTAGATAACTATGACAGAGTTGGTAACACTGCAACTATTGCTCCCTATGGTCGAGCATATCTAGGTACTACTCTTGCTGCACACACGGCAGGTACTAAGGTTACTATTGCACCTACCTTCCCACGCTTTACAATTAAGCGAGCAATCAATGATACTATCAGCGCAATTGGCTCATCTATTTTTGCAGCAAATACAACTACTATTACATCTAACTCTGCAGTCTCAGCCTTTAGATTACCTGCTGGAACTGCTACTACACTGAGTATTCGTGGCATTCTTGCTGTTGCATACCAAGCATTAGGCGCAAGTAAAGAATGGATTCCTATTCGCAACTATCGTTTTGATGGTAATGCTAATACAACCGCATTTACTAGTGGTCAAACTTTATCTATTTATGATTACATCCCTTCAGGACGTACTGTTCAAGTTGTATATTCTACTAATCCAGTTCCTTTTTCAGATTTGTCAACAACTGCATTAACTAATGCACAGGTCTTTGAAACAATATCTGGACTTCCAGTATCTTGCAAAGACTTAGTTATTCTTGGTGCTACCTATCGTCTGTTATCTAACCTTGACCCAGCACGTGCGTCAATGGTTAGCCCACAGGCAGATGAGACAGATTCCAAGCGTCCATATGGTTCATCTCAATCAGTTACTAAGCAAGTTTACGCTTTGTTTAATCAACGATTAAATGAAGAGATTAAGAAACAGCAAGACAAATATCCTATCCGTGTCCACTACTCCCTTTGATAGGCAGATAAATGACAACTAGAAAATACTCGTCCCGAGCCCAGCAAACTACATTAAGTAGCGGAATCACCTCTAGTGATACAACTATGACTGTAGGTTCTGGTTCCAATTTAATGGGTGGTAAGACACCTGCAGTAGGTGAAACCTATACAGTTGTCATTGACCCTGATACGGCTCTTGAAGAAATTGTAGATGTTAGTAACTATGCATCAGGTAACACACTTACTATTGCTAGAGGTATTGATGGTTCTACTGGTGTAGCCCACTCTGCTGGTGCCATTGTCCGACATATGGTTATTGGTCGTGACTTAAGTGAGTCCAATACACACATTGAAGCAACCACGGGACACGGTGCAACTGGTGCTGTAGTTGGTACAACTAACACACAGACCTTAACTAACAAGACAATTGATGCAGCAAGTAATACACTTACTGGCGTAGTTACCTTGACTGGTACTCAGACTCTAACTAACAAGACTTTAACTGCTCCTACTCTTACTACTCCAACCTTAGGTACTCCTGCATCTGGTGTTCTAACTAATGCAACTGGACTTCCACTAACAACTGGCGTAACTGGCACATTGCCAGTAGCCAATGGTGGTACTGGTATTACTTCACTTGGAACTGGAGTTGCTACATTCCTTGGAACTCCATCAAGTGCAAACCTTGCTGCTGCCCTAACAGATGAGACTGGCACAGGTTCAGTTGTGCTTGCTACTAGCCCTACTCTTGTAACACCAGTTCTTGGTGTAGCAACAGCAACCAGTATTAATGGAACAACAATCCCATCAAGTGCTACTCTAGTTAAAACTAGCGATACTGGCACAGTTACAAGCACAATGATTGCAGATGGAACAATTGTTAATGCTGACCTTAACGCCTCTGCTGCTGTAGCATATAGCAAACTTGCTTTAACTGGTGCAATTGTAAATGCAGATATTACTAACGATACAATTACAAATGCTAAAATTAATACTGCTGCTGCAATTGATAAAACAAAAATTAGTGGTACTGCGGTTACGGTAGCCGATACTGGTACTGTAACTTCAACAATGATTGCTGATGGAACTATTCTTAATACAGACATTAATGCATCAGCAGCAATTGACTGGACAAAACTTGGTATATCATCAACTGTTTCATCTACTGAAATTGGATATGTTGATGGTGTTACTTCAGCAATTCAAACTCAACTAGATTCCAAGTTAGCAGCCGCTACGGCATCAAGCACATACGCGCCTTTGGCTAGCCCAGCATTGACTGGAACACCAACTGCCCCAACTGCTACTGCTGGTACTAGTACTACTCAGGTTGCAACTACAGCATTTGTGGGAACTGCAGTTAATAATCTTGTTGCTTCTGCTCCTGCAGCACTTGACACTCTTAATGAGTTGGCAGCAGCACTTGGTAATGATGCATCATTTTCAACTACAGTAACTAACTCTATTGCTACAAAGTTACCTCTTGCAGGTGGTACTATGTCTGGTGCTATTGCTATGGGAACTAACAAGATTACAGGTCTTGGAACTCCTACAGTATCTACTGATGCATCAACTAAAGCATACGCCGACACAATGCTTCCGCTTGCGGGTGGAACAATGTCAGGTGCTATTGCTATGGGTACTAACAAGATTACAGGTATGGGAACTCCTACAGTATCTACTGATGCCGCTACTAAAGGTTATGTAGATGGAGTAACTGTTGCCCCTAGCAACTTAACTGGTCCAATTACATCTGTAGGTTCAACAACATCTATTGCCTCACAGACTGGTACTGGTACTAAATTTGTAGTAGATACCAGCCCTACTCTTGTAACTCCTGTGTTGGGTGTGGCTACAGCAACATCAATTAATGGTACTACTATTCCATCTACTAAGACTTTAGTTGTAACTACAGATAAACTATCCACTCTTGCTGCAACAACATCTGCAGAATTAGCAGGAGTTATTTCAGATGAGACTGGTTCTGGTTCATTGGTCTTTGCTACATCGCCTACATTATCTAGCCCAACTATTACTAGCGGTGCTAAACATAATGGTTCTACTTCAGGAACTACAACATTACAAGCAACTGCTGTTGCTGGTACTACTACACTTACATTACCTGCTGCAACCGATACTCTTGTAGGTTTAGCAACCACAGACACGCTGACCAACAAGACGTTGACAACACCAGTAATATCTAGTCCTAAAATTTCATCTACATACAGTGCTAAGACTGCTGCATATACATTTGCATCTGGTGATGAAGGTAATTTGTTTTCAATGAATGCCGCAACTTCGGTTCAGTTTAACATACCAACAGATGCCACATTTAACTTTGCGGTAGGTACAGAAATTAACGTGTTTTGGATTACTGGTGCAGGTCAACCTACAATTGGTGCTGTAACCCCTGGCACAACTACTGTTATTTCAACAGGTGCAACAAGTGCTACACCTAAACTACGTGTGGTTAACTCTGGTGCTACTTGTAAAAAACTTGCTGCTAATAGTTGGATAGTGTTTGGAGATATTTCGTAATGACTCCAATTCTTGGAATTATTGCATCTTCAATGAAAGGTGCGCCAGGCATTCCAACTATAGGAACTGCTACAAACGCTGGCTCAGGTCGTGCTTACAATAACGGCTCAGCAACTGTTACATTTACTGCTGGCACAGGCGCTGCTGCTACTTCTTTTACTGCTACATCTAATGTAGGCGGATACACAGCAACAGGTGCATCTTCTCCTCTTACGGTTACAGGGTTGCAATCATCTAGTTCATATACATTTACTGTAACTGCTACTAATGCTTCTGGAACAAGTGCATCATCTTCTGCTACCAATAGCATTACTGCAACTACCGTTCCACAAGCACCTACTATTGGAACTGCTACTGCTGGCAATGCAAGTGCAACAGTTACATATACTGCTGGTGCAACTGGTGGAGCAGCAGTATCTGTGTACACAGCAACTTCATCTCCTGGTGGGCTTACAGGAACAGGCGCAAGTCCTATTACAGTTTCAGGACTTACCAATGGAACTGCTTACACATTTACAGTCACAGCAACAAACGCAAATGGAACATCAACAGCATCATCTGCTTCTAACAGCGTAACTCCTGTCGTACCTGCATTATCTAGCGTTTATTATGTAATTGCGGCAGGTGGCGGCGGTGGTAGTAGTGGTTTTAGTTGCAATGCCGCTGGTGGTGGTGGTGGTGCTGGTGGTGCTGGTAGTGGTACAGTTTCAATTTCAACAGGTGTCAATTACACTATTACAATCGCGGCAGGTGGTGGCTCTGGTTCAAACGGTAGTGATACCGTCTTTACACCATTAGGTACTTATACTGGCGGCGGTAGAGGCGGTACTCCTAGTAGTAATGGTTCAAGCGGTGGCTCAGGCGGCGGTGGTGGCGGTGGTAGGTCTGGTGGGGCTGGCACTAGCGGTCAAGGTAATAACGGTGGTAATGGGCCTTGTACTGGTGGCGGCGGTGGTGGCGGTAAAACTGCTGCGGCATTTAGCGGTTGTGGTTTTGATGGTGGTAAAGGCGGAGACGCACTTCAAAATGGATTGATTAACGGAAATCCAGGAGGCGGTGGCGCATTTTACGCTGGTGGCGGTGGCGGCGGTGCTGCTTTTAGTGGGGCTAG